GTCCGAATAGCACCATAAATGGCTGCCCGGCCGTCCGGGGCATTTAAGCATGATATATATATATAATATTATAATCATTTGTGAGATTGCCATATACGGCAGCCGTCTCACAGCGGCACTCTGCATAAAGATTAAATATATACAGTTGCAGAGATTTTTGCCACTCTGCATGGCTATGCGTATTGAACTGGAGGTGCAAGGTACTGGAACAGGGAATAGTCATCCCCCATCCCGCAGTACACCTCTAAGATCATACGCTGGGCGTCTTTGTAGTTGTATCGCACTTTTGAGTACAGCACCTCAGTCATAGCAGCGTTCACGTTGAGAACTTTGCTTGAAGTAGTGCCAACGTTCTTATAATCAACAGCCAAATTAAATCGGGTGTTGCTATAGTAGGGCATTTGGTAGTCCAGTAAAGGACGATACGATAAGTCAGACAGCGCCATACCGTTCACTCCGTAATTGAAGTAAGTGATTAATTGTCCGTTGTTGAGGGAATCGATCAAAGCCGGCGTAGCAATGTAGCTTGCCAGTGGCGTAAGAGATCCGCCTCTTTCAACAGACAGATGTGTTGGCGCGTAGCCCAGTGGAGTAGAATCTGACGCTAACGGCTTAACGATCCATCTGGTTGACCCTCTCTTCGCCAAGAAGGAGGGCGCCATAAATGATTCGTGCGTGTTGCGTATGTTAGAGTTCTTAGGTCTCCACATTGGATACATAGGGAAGAGCGTAGTGATGAGCTCTTGAACCCCTGATTTGACCGCGGTGGGGTCATTCTTTCCGACGAAAATAAGACTCTTGCGCTTCAACAAAGAGCGCAGAGAGACTACATTCTCACCGAAGAAGGCAGACGCACCTTCAGATGACTCCGAGGTTTTTACAATGGGTTTCATACCCGAAGTAGGCTCGAAGACAGCCGATGGCCAAAAGTAGTCAGCTGGTTGAAAGAACTCCGTCTCGGAGGAGCACTTAAAGTAGACGTTGACGTCCACTGAAGCTGACGTTG